ATGAGGATCTGGAGATGTATGTCTACTAACCCTATAGAGGTGAAGTATCTGATTATGTATAGTGTAAATAGATGAAGTCATATCTTCCCAGTCCTTGTTGTAGTTGTACGGCTCCCTAGTGTCGGGAGTTATTATCTCGTTCTGCAAATCTGTATAGTTCTTACTATGTGGTAGTAAGTTGTTTATTGCCTCTAGTATGCTCTTATGCTGTTGCTGTGATATACCTGGATCGTTCTTAAGAGACCCTGACAGTCTGAGTAGTAAGTCATTAGGTGTTGCTGTGTAATATCGTGGGTGATATATATACTCCTCCTCCTCTGGCTGATTACTAAAGTTGTTCTTTATATCTGCCTTCGCACGTTTAGCTATAAATGTAGCCAAGGTAATGTCATAGCCTGGTGATAGAGGGTTAAAGTCCTTGAACAAATAACCTAACTCACTTCTTTGATTTGTATGCTCTGGTAAATAGGTGCCACTCTCCTTCGCTATGTTTAACTCCCGTGGGTGTGAGTCCTTAAACAGAGCCATCACCGCCAACTGTAATATCAGGGGTATAGGTCTTAATGTGTCTGTTTTATAGTCTGGATCATCTGTTTCTGCTAGGTAAATGTGTTCCTTTGTTAAGTTCCCCTTATTACCTATGAAGAGTATTTTATCCTCACTTTGTAGAAGGTCAAGGTGGTCACCTATTCCTCCCCTATGTATCCCTAGACAGTAATCTAACAGAAGTTTATTATCTGGCGTGTTGTGATACAGGAGGTGATATCCCGCCTTACCTATGCCTTTACTTATTAGTAGAGGCTTTTGACTATCTGGTAATGTATCAACTATATCCTTGATTATTGTAGCCTTAGTTAAATTATCTATATCTATGGTTATTAGAGGTGGAACACATAACCCGTGAACTATTGCCACTGCCTTGTTAGCTATGTTTATTACATCTCCCAGCGTGTTAGCTTCTAGTAATGCTGAAGGGTTGTTCTTCCAAGCCTGTTCAGGTGCCTTTGATGGAGTACCATCTTCTAGAAGCTTATCCTCTGGGTGTAAACGTCTGGTAGCTAATTCCTGTTCACTATAGAGGGTTGATGCTCTTACCAGTCGTTTAGGTAATGTAGCATATTTTATCATTATGTCTCCTTTTGATTTAGTCTGTTTACAGACTTAATGGTTGGTCTGTAAGTAGACTACACTTATGTGTACTGTTGGAGTTCTCACTGGTTAGGTCTGTAAGTGAGTAAAACCCTTAATGTATTACTATGGTATAGGTTTACTATGTGATAGGTGGTACTTAGTAGGGTTAAAGTATAAGGTAAAGGTATAAGGTAAAGGTATAAGGTAAAGGTATAGCATACTTGGTATGAAATATATTATATATGTGTTATATGTGTGTTGTTAATATAACTAATATATTAATATAACTTCCCCTACCTTCATTATATTTTCAATTTTATAAATTTATTATTAATTTATATGATATATTAACATAATAATAAATTAAGAGTATAAAATTAGTGAGATTTATAACAAATTTTAAACAAGTCTTAAAGATTTCTTAGTTTAACCTTAAACAGATATAGTTAACCTATACCCCTAATATACTACTAATATAACCCAACTATACCCCTACCACCTTACCAGATTTAAAACAGTCCCCATACCTTAGAACCTATCCAAACAATCAAAACTGATGCAATTACTATTAAATTCTTCATACTATAATACCTTAAAACTCTGTAACACGAGGCTTGGAACAACGTTTAAACATCTCATCAGACAGACCTAAGTAAGGTATAATATCCACCACTTTAACATCCACCTTAAACTCAACAACACACGCCTTCCTATCAAGTATCCTTAATAGTATAACCCTTTCAGGTTCCTCTAAGATATCAGTCTTGCTAACAGTATCCTTATAGCCCAACTCATAGCAAAACACCTCTGCCTCACGTTCAACTGGCAAATTATCAATATCTCTTAATATTTGTTCCTGCTCTTTAAACATCGTGTTTAACACGTCCTCACCCACCGAATAGTTCATTGTATCATTCCTTTATAGTTAATTGAATATAGGTTATTTGCTAGTGTATTTAACACGTTGTAACCCAAGGCATAGTTAGTTTTTATAGTACCCATATAACACCTCTTATAATTAATTTAATAACCTATATATGTAAACATATAATACCTCATATACAACACATAAACCGGTCAATTTCAATCAATCAACACATAGGCCCTATGATTGTATTGATTGACTCAAATTGACCTATTTTGACCCATTTATATTATAGGCCCATTATAACACCAGATTTATAAAAAAGCCCAACCTATAGGTATAGGCTGGGCAATTCAGAGTTTCCATAGATACATGTTTTGTTTGGTCTGTAAACAGACCTAACTTACACATAGGCCCATTAAGGCCTAATTATGACTCAGAGTCTGGTAGTTCAACACCCATTGCTATAGCAAGCTCTTCAATAGACTCATATCCACCTTCTTTCATTGACTCAGTAACTTCCACTGGTTGGTTACGGAATGCTTTTGCTTCTGCAAGTTTAGTGTCATATTCTTCATATTTAGCCACTTTTTCCATAACATCCGTTAGTTCTTTTGCCTCTTCAAGGATTGATAATGCCTCTTTCTCCATTTTTTTGCTTTCATTGTACAATTTACCACGAGCAGCGTCCGCCTCTTTAACACACGTTGTGCCCTTACTGAAACAATCAGCCTCAAACCATAGGCCCGTCACAGTACATCTTCTACCTAACATATTCCCTGCATTATCCTTAAGGATTGTAACCTCACGAGGACCAGTTGACTCAGGAGCGCTTTTGCTCACACAAAACTCTTTAGTGAATTTAGCCAGGTTTTCCTTACTCATATTTCCGTGCTCTGTAACAAACGCTAATACTGCAACCATTGATTTTTTAATATTTGACATTTTAGTCTCCTTTTAGTTATTAGACAATTGACCTATCTCACTTGTCATAGTGAGGAGGCACCTCTGTTGTTGTTAGGCCAAATTATAGCATAACATTATTAAGACTACCTTAAATTAATAAGGTAATCTTTGTAATATTATGATAAATGTGTAATAACCTTATTAAATGCTTTCATACCATCTTGCCTTGTTTCAAACATATCCACAACCGTACCATTGACTATTAAGGCATACGCTGGTGTCAATACATCGACCTTATGCAACACAACCTTACTATTAAAACCTTTAAATGTAACTCTCATTTTGCTTTCCTTATTTTATTTGTATAGTTTAAAGTAACCTTAAGAGATTACTTTAATAATTCCATCATTAAACGTAATTGTATTTTACGGTGCTGTGACTTAGTATTTGATAGCATCCAATTTACTACCTTAATATTATTCATTAAAAGGTTATATTCCTCCAAAGTTGAATCTTTTCTGAAGTCCTCTAATAGGTCCATAATATCCCCAAGTGTCATTTCATATCCTTCTATTTATATGGTTATAATATTAAGATAATATGTATTAAAATAACCTTAACCATTTTAGTTAATATTTAGTCCACTGTGTATTATAATGTACACGCATAAATACCCTAACTTTGCTTAAAACAACCTTAAGGCCTATAAATTTGTTGGCTGTTATTATCTGTTAACTATCTGGCTGTGGAATTCTGTGGTGTATTCCTTTTTGTTACTGTGAAATGCTGTTGGTAGGAGGGGGTGTTATTATCTGTTAGCTGTTATTATATGTTGTCTGTTAGATATTGTTAGGGTGTTTTTCTCTGATATACTCTAGTTTATAGCCTGGAGACCCCCATCTGACAAGGGGTGGCCCTGAGGGTGAGTTTATAACCCTAATTAACTATAAAACCAAATCTATCAAACTATTATAGTTCCATTATACTAACTTAAAACTATAATACATACTATAATACCACTTTAGATACTTCTATAATTCCACCCTTATACTAAACTACTAGTCACCACTTAAGGAAATATTAAGGAATAAATACATATAATACAAAAAAGGACTGCCTGATGAATAAACCACTTAGCTTACAAGCCACAAAGCAGGAGATATTAGCCAGACTAGATGACTACAAGATAACTGCTTTAAACTTAACATATGAAAAAATTACACATCAAGATGCTAAGTACTATGAACCTCGCGACATTAAAGTATTAACAGATATAGTTCTTAGCATTGAGGATTCTTTTGGAGAGAAACTTACTGAGGGAGCACAGGTTAGAACTATACAGTTACTACTTGAGAGATATGGGTCTAGTACTGACACAAGACAACTACCCGCTATGGACAGGGGAGTTATAGATGCTTGAGGACTTTGTAAGGGACTACCTATCGGATAGACATTGGAGGCTTAACAATCTGTACTATATAGTTAATAAGGAGGACACTGTAGTTCAGATGAGGTTGAACTTTGCACAGGAAAAGGTCTTCGCCGTAAAACACCCTAAGACAATAACGTTGAAGTCTAGACAGCAGGGGATTAGTACATTCAAGGTTGCAGAAGGCTTAGATAAATGTATATTCAGGGATAATACACAGGCAGGTGTACAGTCATATGGGCAGAATGAGGCTAAGAAGTTATACAAGAAGGCCTTGTTTATGTGGGATAACTTTGACCCGCAAATAAAAGAGTTGTTGGGGCTAAAACTAGTTTCAAGTAACTCTGAGGGGCTAACGTTTTCAAATGGTTCTACACTACGAATAGGTAACTTCCGTGGGGATACACTTTCATCGCTTCATGTCTCAGAGTTAGCTAAAATTGCAAAGAGGTTTCCAGAGAAGGCAGAGGAATTAAATACGGGAGCCTTTGAGGCTGTAAGTACAAATAGTTCAATAAGTGTTGAGTCAACAGCAGAAGGTAAGACAGGGTTGTTCTTTACTATGTGGAGGACTGCAGAAAGAAGATTTAAACTGGTTGGTGCAGAGGGCTTAACACCTTTAGATTTCTATCCCATATTCCTTAGTTGGGTTGATGATCCAGACTGTAGTATGGGTGAGTACTATGAGGCCTCAACAGATGACTATGAGTACTTTACGAGAGTAGAAAAGGACTTAGCTATAACTCTAACTCAAGAGCAGAAGAATTGGTGTTCGGCTAAACGTGAGAGGTTAGCCGAGAAGTTTGACCAGGAATATCCATATAGTCCAGAAAGTGCATTTAACGTATCAGTTGAGGGAACATACTACAAACTACAATATGAGAAATTAATTAATAGCAAAAGGATTAAACCTACACCATATACACCTGGGCAGCCAGTATATGCTATATTTGACTTAGGTATGAATGATAAGATGTGTATAAATTTTACACAGATTATACAAGGGGTGCCTAAAATAATAGGTGAGTATGATAATAATGGACAAAGTATAGAATTCTATGTGGAAATAATGGGCAAGTTACCTTATAACATTGATTGGGCAATCCTACCTCACGATGCAAATGTTAAGGAACTATCAACAGGTAGAACTAGGCTTGAGGAGTTTAGACGACTAGGTGTCAGGTGTAAAATATTGCCAAAACTTAGTTTACAGGAGGGTATAAATGCAGCTAGACAGTACCTTAGTGTTGTAGAGATAGATGAAAACTGTAATGAGACAATAATTTCCATCCAAAACTATAGACAAAAGTATGATAAACGACTGGATGTATATTTAGGTGTACCAGAACACGATGATTACTCACACTATGCTGATGTAATTAGGTATTCTGCACTAGGTCTTACCTATCATAAGGTTAAAAATACAATTGAGAAGACATATGAGGAGAAATATAGGTTTGCTAAAGCAAATTACTCTGATAGAATGGCCTTATAGGTCCATTATAATTTAAAATTTTAGGTTGCCTTAAGTATTTTATGTGTATAATATTATAATGGGTAGGTATTCATCATAGTCTCCTAAACTTTGGCCTTCAAAATGCTGCCCATTGCTATATTAGATAGCTAGATATCAGCCCACCTGATATCTATGATGTCTAACATCAGTTTTACCTACCATTAGGTTAAATTTACACTAAAGGAAAAAAGATGAGTAATCCAGAAACTGGTACACCAGCAGATGCTACTCAGCAAACTGGTAGTCCCGAACAGACTACACCGCCTGTTGCTGATAGTATCGAGAAACAACTTGAGCTAGCAGAACAGAGACGTAAAGAAACTCAGGCTGCGTATACAAGAGGCCAACAAGCTTTAAAAGCTAAGGAAGCAGAACTAGAAGCCCTAAAACAGCAACTATCTTCAGCAGTTAGTGTTACATTAACACCAGAGCAAAAACAAGAGCTTGATGACCTTAAGTATGAAGATCCGGATGCTTGGCGAGAAAAGTTAAATAGCTTTGAAACAAAAGCAAAACAAGAAGCCAACGCCAAATTTGCTGAACTGACGGGTGAAGCGGGTAAGGCTGCCGGTGTACAGTTTGAGTTAGAAAGACGTCAACAAGTTTTAGAAGAATTTAATGCATCGGCTTCAATAGCTATTACTGACGAGATTATATCTAACGAAGTACCGCCTCGAATTACTAATAAACTTGCAAGGAATGAGATTTCATTTGAAGAGTTTTTAACTGAAGTATCTTCTTATCTAAACAAAGGTAAGACCGTGGCTAATCCAGAAACACTGGGCCAACCTAATATGGGTAAGATTGGCGGTTCCGTTAGCCCTAAAGACTTTAAGCCAGAAAAAACTTTAAGTGATGGTTATTCAAAACTAATTTTATAGTAAGGAGCTTCTAATGGGAAGTGGTTCAGTTGCCTTAGGGTCTGATTTAGAAAGAAAAAAATGGTTACAAGAGGGCTTACTTCAAAGAGCTAGCCTATCTTTTTGGGCGGCATATACTGGTATGAGTTCAAACTCTATTGTGTATCAAACAAATAATGAAAACGCGGCTGATGGTCACACAGTTGTATTTGATTACTCGGGTAAGTTAAGTGGTAGAGCTATCAAAGGTAAAGACACTGCATATGGAAAAGGTGAGATCAAACGTAAGTTTTCTGATAAACTAACAGTTGAGCGTTACCGTATTCCGGTTGACAACGGTGATAACTTTGACGGTGTTAATATTGGTGATTTAACTATCAATCAACACACTGATTCAAGAGCAAAACTCGCTGACTTAATGATTAGATGGAAAGATCAAATGATCTTTGATACTCTTCAAGGTAGTATGTCTACAGCTCCGTCACATATTTACAAATTAGGTGTCGGAACTTTTGGTTACAGTGATTTGTTAGCTATTGAAGCGGCACTTAAATCTGGAGTAGGCTTTTTAGCTCCATCTGCATCAGGCGCACCTAATACAGGCGTAGCAGCAATGAAGAGAGCACCTCTTGAGCCGTATCAATTACAAAATGGCGAGTCAGTTTGGTTATTCCTAGTTGACAGTTATATGGCACAGTTGTTGAAACAAGATTCTAAGTATCAAACACTAGTTATTACAGGGGATGTTCGTGGCGGACAAAACCGTGCCTTAACAGGTGTAATTGGGCGTATTGGGCAGTTGATTATTGTTGAAGCATCAAATTTCTTCGGTTATACAGCTGGAACAGGTACGTTTGGTTTAGATGCTACTGAAGTTGAAATTCCGGGTCTTAGACAGTATACAACTACTGCAGCTAATGGAACTGTTTTTAGTGCTTGGTCTGGTCAAACTACGTTTGATTCTGATGCTGTAACAACATCTAAAATTTTCTCTCGCGGGTTAATTCTTGGACAAGGTGCTTGTCAGGTTGCGTTCGGTAAAATGCCGGATTATAAATTCCAAGAGTCAACTGACTTTAGTATTACTTCACAGTCAGCTGTTGAGTTCTGGACAAATGCGTGTAAAACAAACCTTAAACTTGAGGGTGGAGCAGTCTACAAACAAGCAAACGTTATTGGTTTAGACTTCGGTGTTATCGCCGTTGATATACCTCACTCTTAGGAGTGGGTTATTTATTTTTAAGGAGAATTTATGGGTGTTTCTACTAGAAATTTTAACGATAAAAAAGGAGTCAGCGTATTTACTGCTTATGGCGTAACCGAAGCTGATTTAGGAACTGTTTTAGGCTATTTGCCTAATAACTCACTAATTGTATCTGAAGTTATTGAAATAGTAACTGCATCCGGTACCGCGGGAGCACAAATTAGTTTAAATATTGCTGGTACTGCAGTAGTTGCCAACGCCGCTGCGACTCCAGCCGCTGTTTTACCTAATACAGTAACTAAGAATTTACCGCTAGGTGGTGCAATTCAAGTTGTTGCTGGTACTACAGCACCTGCTACAGGTTCAACTGTATTCAACATTACTCTTATGTATATTGAGTACTCTAAATCTAATGGTGAATTAACTAGACTTAGTTAATTTAGGTGTCTCCTAGGAGGCACTTATAATTAATCTAATAGGAGTATAAATGTCAAAAGTATTAACTATTATAGACTCTATAAGAGATACCCTTAATGACCCTGACGGTGATAGATGGTCAAATGATAGGCTTCTTAGAGGTTTTAACGAGGCCATATCTAACATTAATGGCTTAGTTAAGGCTATAAGAGGTAAAACTACTGTTCCTTTGTTAGGTGGTATTAATACCTATACATTACCTAGTTCAGTTCAAAGACTAACTAAGGCTTTGTATAACGGACAAGCATTAGAATTCAAATCTCACGAGGAAATGGATGCTATTGAAGCCTTATGGGAAGAAGATGTAGGTGATACACCTCAGTATATTGTATATGATAAGATTAATAACAATCAGTTAAGAATATATCCTACACCCAACTCAGAAATAGTTGGTTTGGATACATTCGGTGTGATAACTAACTTAGATGATATAACAGTTTCGCCTGTATTTGGTGTAATGACTGGAATATACGAAGATTTATCTGGTCTTGTTATATATTATATTCAACGACCCCCCTTAGTTACCTCAATGGCGGCTGAATGTCCTCTAAGTGATTCTTGGGATACTGCTATAAGACATTATGTTTGTGCAGTTACTCTAAGGGATGACAAGGATACTCAAAATAGACAATTTGGTAATGAAGAATACCAGTTGTATAATAACGAGATAAAAACTGGTTACATTGCAAATAGTAAAGACTACACAGCAGGTAACTTTTATGCAACAGATTATAGGAGATTATAATGGCTTATGGTTCTAAATCACTAATAGTTACTCAGGATATTTTATTTGGTCAGGGTAAAGCTGAACAGATGAGATTTAATAACCTTTATGTAGTAGATAAGGTTAATGCAGGTAGTATTCCATATACAGGTGACCCAGCCACCAATGATGTAGTTAGTGTTAAGACTATTTTAGATGGGCTTGTAGCTGCGGGCAGTGGAACTCCAGCTATAGTGGAGTGGTAAAATGGCTTATACTGCCGGAACTTGGACTTGTCCGCTTACAATAACCAACGACACTAAAATAAACCAAACAGATGATATTATTCAAGCTATATTGTCTACTGACCCAAACTCAGTACAGGTTTATTTAAACACTGAAATGGGCAAAGTATCAACGGAGATAAATAATCTTGAGACTAGTCTTATAACAATAACTGAATGGTAAAGGAAATAGTAAATGGCACTTATAAATAAACAAGACACTAATGGTACAAAGAGTACGTTAGCTAAAGGTGAACTAGGTTATGATGATTATTCTGCTGGTGGGGATAAAGGTAGGGTTTATGTAGGTGACGGCACTAACAATATACCGATAGCTAAAAAGTCTGAAACTGATACGCTTACCACAAACTTAACCAACCACGTAGGATCAAATGGCGCTGCTCACTCACTAGTTACAGGCTCGGCTAACGGATTTATGTCAAGTTCTGATAAGACAAAACTTGATGGTCTTTCTCAGTACGTATTACCCGCAAATGTTGTGACAAATACTAATTATGCAACATCTACAGTAGGTGGTGTTGTTAAGGCAAGAATAGATGGATATACTTTATATCTAACAATAAATGGTAATAATGCTTAAGGAGTTATAGTATGGCAATTTTTATTAATGGTGTAGCAATGGGCACTGTCCCACAAAGTTCACAAACATTCACGGCAAGTGGAACTTTCACTGTTCCGGCTGGCGTCAGTCAAGTTAGGGTAGTTGGTTGCGGCGGCGGTGGTGGCGGTGGCGCCTCTGCCGGCGATGGGACTGTTACAGGGTATTCTGGCGGCGGTGGAGGCTCAGAAATAGCTCCTGCTATTGTAGCAGTTACTCCAGGTAATAGTGTGACGGTGACAATCGGCGGCGGAGGCGGCGGAGGTACTAATAGTAACAACGGTGGAGATGGTGGTTCGTCGGCGTTCGGCTCATTAACTTTACAAGGTGGTGTTGGCGGTGGCGCCGTCCCCGGTGGCACCAACGCCGGCGGTACGGGTGGTTCGGGCTGGGGTTCTGGTTCAGGCGGCGATGGCGGTGGCATAGGTGGTATGCGGGGCGGTAAAAGTTCCTCATTTTCAGGTGGTACTATAGCAACTAGTAGTGGTGGTAGCGGTGGCGGCGGAGCTTTTGGGGCAGGTGGTAATGGTATCGCTAATGGAAATGGGGGATCAGCTTCCGCTAACACCGGAGCTGGGGGCGGTGGAAGTTCATCTAGTGGTGCTGCTAATGGTGGTAATGGTGGCTCAGGTAAGATCATAGTTTATTGGTAATAGGAGAAATTAAATGAAAAATTTTGCGGTTGTAGATAATAATATAGTAATAAATGTAATTATAGCAGATGATGACTTTGCACAGATGTATACGGCGTCGCCTGACCATATAGGTGAGTGTTTTGAGTATTCTGAATCTAATGAAGACGATACTTTAGTCGCTAGAATAGGCGAAGCACATATAAACGGTTTATTTGTAGATGCAAATCAAGCTGTTGATTTAGGCTTACTTACAGTAGATCAAGCTAAAACTTATGGTTTTTATTCGGGACGCGAGTATAAAGAGCCTGTATCTACAATACCACAGACAATAACAATGAGACAAGCAAGACTTGCACTACTAGCCAATGGACAACTTGCTAATGTACAAATAGCTATTGACTCGTTGCCGTCACCTATGAAGGAACAAGCTCAGATTGAGTGGGATTATTCTAAAGAAATTGATAGGTCTAACCCACTTATTATCCAACTTATGGGTTCTTTAGGTTTATCTAGTTCAGATATAGACAATTTATTTACAGGAGCGGCTAAACTATGAGAACAAAGGAAGAACTAGCTGTTTTATATACTAAATTTGACTCTGATGTTAAGACTAAGAGTAAAGGTCTTAGATTAGTTATTGCTTTTGACCAATTATGCGGTGTTTTATTTTGGAATAATTCTCAAGATGAAACCATCTCGTCAAAGATAGGCAGATTACAAGAGCAAGGAAAAGCTACTTGGTGGGATAACAAAGTTTGTTGCCTATTAAATAAACTTGAATACAATCATTGTAGGAAAAGTGAGGGGGAATAGTTTGGACTCCACAGAAATAGTTAAGGGGATAATTGAGATGGACATGGTTCCAAGATTGCAAAAACTAGAGGGTGAGCATATTCTCTTAAATCAAGAATTAAAGCAAATGAATAAAACTCTTTCCAAGATAGAGGTCGCTATTGAGAAACAAAATGAGATTTCAAGCGATATCCGCTTGTTAAGGCAAGAGGTTAAATCTCACAAAGAAGTAGAACTTGATAGTGCTAAAAGACAAAACGAGAGAATTGAAACTATTGAAAGAAATCTAAGCAAAATTGCTTGGACTTTATTTACAGCAATAATTGCTGGACTAGTACACTTTGTCATAGGGGGACATTTATAATGACTGAACATTTTACCTTTGAGGAACTAACTAACAGCGGAAAACACCCTGATTTAGTTCCCCAAAATAGACTTGATGCTGAAAAATTTATCCCTTCAGGAGATAAATTAGCTGACTTACTTGAACAAGTTAGAGACTTATTTGGGAGTATGCCAATCACAGTTGACTCAGGATTTCGAAATCCTGCCTTAAATACTGCTGTTGGTTCAAAAGCTAAGAGTTCAGCCCACCTACGATTTGAGGCAGCAGATATTGTACCTACAAATATGTCAGTAGATAATGGGTTTAAACTATTAGTTAATAATAGGGATAAACTTCCGAATATGCGGAAGGCTATTATTGAGATGGGTTGGATACATATTGAGGTTAAGACTAATCCCGCACAACCACAAACATTTTATACCACATCAGATGGTATTAACTTTAAGGCTGTATAATGAGTTGGTTAACTGATTTAATAACACCTGTAGCGGGTTCTTTCATTAAAGACGTAGGTGATACCGTAAAACAGTTTGTGACTACAGATAAAGATAGGATGGAACTTGAACAAAAACTTGTTGAAGTCCAAGATAATTTTCAACTTCAGATAGCTCAGTTAAATCTTGAACAAACAAAAGATGAAAATGCTGCTGTAACTCAAAGATGGTTAAGTGATAACACAGCCGGAGGATTACCTGCAATAACTAGACCTCTAATGGTTTGGTGGGTTTTAGGTGCATTTACTATTATTACCTTCTGTGACGGTAATATAGGTAACTTTCACATTAATCCAGCTTATATACCTATTTATCAAACTTTGCTAATAACTATAGTTGGTGGTTATATGGGTTTAAGGACTTTTGAAAAATACACAGGGTCACAAAATGACCAAGTAAAAATAGTGCCTAAGGATAAATAAATGGCCAACGTAATTTATAACTCATTTAAGGCAAAACTAGGGAATGGAACTATTGACTGGGATGATAATTCTACCACAAATATTAAAGTAGCCTTAGTTACAGACCAGTATGCTGCTAATATAGACAATCATACTATGTTTTCAGATATATCAAACGAAGTAGTTGGGGCGGGGTATACAGCTGGCGGCGCACCCCTAGTCGGTAGGTCGGTTACGGTAGATAATGTAAACAACTTAGCAGTATATTCAGGTAATAATATTACTTGGCCGCTTTCTACATTTACCACAGCTGGTGCAGTAGTCTATAAAGATACAGGTACTCCAAGTACATCTCCACTTATATTCTTTCTTGACTTTGCTGGAAACAAATCGCCTTCATATGGTGATATGGCTATTAACTGGAATGCGAATGGTATCTTTACACTAGGATAATAAATGACTACTACTATAACTTCCCCAAGCCCCTCCATTCAGGACTATACCTTTAATGACTTCCAGGATGCAACTTGGGCTGGTTCAGGTTATGCTAATGTATCCTTAGGTTTAGATGTTATACCTAGTTATCTTAGTGCTAATATCCCAACCATTGTCATATCTCGTACACAAGCTTCTCCTGAGCTAGTTACACTAATTAATACCCTACTTACGCCTAGTATTATATCTTACGTAAATCTTAGTCTTCCTAAATGTAACCTAAGTTTAAAATTAAATGATTTTATACTCCCTACATATAGGAAACCAATTATGTCCGGTGAATTAGTAGCGCTATCTATAGATGAAGGTTATGTTAATTTAGCCTCTGGTGACGAGATTATTATATTAGACACTAGTTACGAGCAGTATACACTACCAATAGAAATTTAAGGACTTATATGAAAGTTTATAAAGTAATAAAAGGTGATAGTACAATTAATCTAAAATTTACAATTGAAGGTTACCCTATTTTGGATGCTAACTGGAAATGCTCTGCATCCTTAGTGGATGACTTAGATCCTACCACAGTTGCACAGTATACTAAGTCTGTTCCACTCACCAGTGATAGTACCGGGTTTAACGTAAATTTTAGTCCTGATGAGACTGCACTAGTATCCCTTAGGCCTGGCTCAAGTTATTACTGGATTGTTATAGTTAGTAATTTAACTATGGTTCCTGCATATAAGCGTACAACCATAAATAAGTTAGAAATTGACTTACAAGGAGTATAGATGCTATTAAGAGATTTTAGTGGTGGGCTTAACACACGTATAGCGCCTAGTTTACTTCAACCAAATGAGGCTCAAATATTTACTAATATTGACGCTACAACGGGGTCAATCCTACCTTGGAAAGATTCTACTCTATATAAGTCTAGTGTTAACAAGTATTTTACCTACTATAACCATCTAAAACAAGTTGTGAGTTCATCTATTGAAACTACCTTTGTGGAATGGAATAAAATTTTATATAGTGCTCCTGTTGGATTATCAGCAACTAAATATGATGGAGTACATACCTATAACTTGGGTATAGTTGGTCCGCCGCAAACATTTGTTGGTAGTGTTGGAAGTGCGGGTATATTAACCGGTACTTATACCTATATGTATACTTACTATAATAGTGCAGATGATACAGAGTCAGTAGCAAGTAATATTACCACTAATATAGTTGTTTCTAGTAATAATATATTCTTAAATAGTATACTTGCTAGTTCAGACCCACAAGTAAATAAAATTAGGCTTTACAGAGTTGGTGGTGCATTACCAAACTTTACTCTTGTTGTAGAGTTGTCTAACTCTAACCAAAGTTACACTGATAATATAGCTGATATCACTATAGCTGGTAACCACACATTTAATGCCTCCAATTATTATCCTCCTCCAGTAGGTTTAAAGTACTTAGTTGAAGCATACGGTATGTTGTTTGGAGCAATAGGTAACACACTATACTATAGTGCTATTGGAACACCCAACTATTGGCCTAAAGACTATTATATTTCCTTTATAACGGATATAACGGCTATAGCACCATTATCTACAGGTATACTTATATTTACAGACTCAAGGACGTATATAGTAACGGGTAACACACCAGATACATTCCAGGTGTCATTGTTCGATATGGTTCACGGTTGTGTATCACACTACACGATTAACTATGTAGCTAATAGTTTAGTGTGGCTTTCTGCTGATGGTATATGCTCAACAACCGGGGGTTCTATAACAATACTTAGTTTACCTAAGCTGGGTAACTTTGATATTACAGGCCTACAAAATACAGGTGTTTATAATAGTTGTTACTACATAGTTTTAGGTGTAGGCATATTGGTATTTGACTTTAGATTTAATCTATCTGTAAGGCTTATTACCGACCCAATAACTTGGATTGGTGTATTCAACAATAAAGTATATGGTCAAAAGAATGGCGGACTCTATGAGTTAAATTCAGGCCTACCCCTAGAATATCACTGGAAATCCCCTATCTTAACCGAGGGACAATATACTACAAGAAAGTACTGGAAAGACTTGTTCATTAAGTATAATGGGTCAGTAAAACTTAACTTATATGTAGATGGGCGATTAGTTAACACAAAAGATTTTGAGGATAATAAGTGTTTTAATCTTAAAGCACTAAGTAGTTCAGATGGTTATGGGCTTGAAATTGAACTTATTGGTACGGCTGAAATAAGTGAAATTAATTATAGTGTAACAGGAGGAAAGTAATGATATTAGTTACGCCAAAAGACTTTAGTGATGAGAAAGCTATGAGATTATTTATACAAAGTCTTCTATTGGTGATTGATGAACAAAGTATTCAGATAAGTAAAATAACTTCTGCACTTAATAAAGCGGGGATAAAGGTTGTTTAAGTTTAAATTAATATAAATTATACTATAATATATATTATAAAGGACTTTTGATGAATACAATAACTAAAGCTACCTTCGATGATGTTATACTAGTAGCTACTTTACTTATGGCTATGTATACTGAAATAGAGCCTAATTTAGCTAGTAATATGTTTAAGGACTACCTAAATTTAGCCTCTAAACATATAAAGGAAGATGATGTTTACTTATATATGGATAGGGCTCTATTTATAGTTAAAGATGTATCTTCTCCGGTTATTAACCGGAAAATGTGGGATGGTGTAAGTGTGTATATAAAACCTGAATATAGGAATGGTTTAATACTTAAAAAATTATACTCCCATATGTTTAAGAACTATTCGGGTGTTATAGTGGGTTTTGTTGAACCTAATAGTAAACATCTTCCCGTGGTTAGTAAAAGAAATAAACTACTAGGTTATGTGTATGAGATTATGCACAAATAAAGATATTAATAAACTGGCATTATTACACTATAATGCTTATGAAGAAAAATTTCCTAATCTTAGAAGTCCGTATTTAGAAGATTACTTAATAAGTACTAAATTAGATTTAGATATTAGACAAGTTTATATCCACAGTAGTAATAAAGCTTTAATAGTTCTAGAGGATAAAACAGACATACTTCTTAGGAATTCCACATACTATTTAATAACTAGAATATATGTGTCTCCGGAACTTAGAGGTAAAGGAATAGCTAAGTATATGCTTAACTATTGTAAACAATTTGGACCTCTTATGGGGTATAATGGTAAATTTTATTTTATAAAGGATAAAGAATGACAGGTGCAGTGATTGGAGCAGGTGTAATTGGTGCAGCGGCTAGCGTAAACGCAGCCGGACAGGCGTCAGATGCAGCGAATAAGGCTAGTTCAGCTAGTGCTCAGGCTAGTGCCAACCAGCTTGCCTTTAATAAACAACAGTATAGTGACTGGCAGGATGTATTTGGACCTACA